AATGGGATTGGGATCAGTTAGCTAATGAGTGGGAGAACGAGAAATTAATTGAATGGGGTTTGGATATTCCATCAATTGAAATGATAGATCCTGAGGCGGTGGAAGATAATTACGAGATACCGGACGAAATCAAAACAAATATAGTACTAGGTGATTTATTTGAAATAGGAGAGCATAGATTATTATGTGGTGATAGTACTAAGATTGAGGATGTGGAGAAGGTAATGAATGGAGAGAAAGCTGATATGGTGTTCACTGATCCGCCTTATAAAATTAAAATAGAAGGTGGACACAAAGGAATTATAGCGGAAGTACTACGGAAACAAGAAAAAGATATTGAATTTATTTCAAATTTTAATCCGTTAGATTTTTTAGCTGTTTTGCCTTTAGTTTTTATTACAAAAAAAATAAACGCATACATTTTTTGTAATAAAGAATTATTGCCAAACTATTTAGTTTGGGCAAGAGATTTTGGATACTCTTTTAATGTACTTATTTGGAAAAAACCAAACGCAATTCCTATTGGAGATAGCCATAGACCAGACATAGAATATTTATTGTTATTTAGAAAGTCGGCGATTTGGAACAATGCTTTGAAAGACGTTAATTACTCAAGGTGTTTAGAGTTTGGAAGAGAAAAAGGGTTACATCCTACGATGAAACCTATTGAGCTAATAGGAAATGAAATGCGGATAAGTAGCAATGAAAATTCTTTAGTACTCGATTTCTTTTTAGGTTCAGGCTCAACAATGGTTGCGGCACACCAACTAAACCGTAAATGCTATGGTATAGAGTTAGATCCTAAGTACTGCCAAGTTATTGTAGATAGAATGAAGCAACTAGACACATCCCTAACAATCACAAAAAATGGACAAATCATTGACTAATACAGAAGTTAACGAATTATCTCTAAAAAAAGAATCGTTCTTGAAAGCATACCAAAAATCTTTTGGAAATATAACAATAGCATGCAAGAGTCTTGATATATCAAGACAAGCGTTTTATAAGTGGAAGAACACTGATTCTACTTTTGTCAAAGAATTAGAAGAAATAGAGCCGGGTGAAGTGTTTGTAGACTTTTGCGAAAATGCACTGGCAAAGAAAATAGAAAGCGGAGACACCACCGCAATTATTTTTGCTCTTAAGACGCAAGGAAAGAAACGGGGGTACATTGAGAGGACTGAACTTACGGGGAAAGACGGAAAAGATTTGAATTATGCGGAAAGCGTAAGACACGCACACGCCCAAATACTTAAGTTGCCTGATATCGATGCACAAAACTGATGAGATAGATTACTTGGCGATGCAAGAAGCCTGTCAAAAAAATCCTAGTTTGTTTCTTGAAAACTGGATAGGGGTCTCATGCTGGGAGAAGCAGAAGGAAATTCTTCTTGCTATAGCTACCCATAACAGAGTCGCGATCAAGTCTTGTCATGCGGCAGGGAAAACATGGACGATGTCACACGCCGCACTTGCTTTTCTGTATAATCATATCGACTGTATTGTTCTCACTACTGCACCTACAGGGAATCAGGTATTCAATATTATGTGGCGAGAGATACGAGGGGCATTCACGACTTCTAAGCTTCCTCTTGGTGGCGAGTTGCTGAAACAATCCTTAAATATCTCTGAAAACTGGTACGCACACGGGTTTTCTACAGATAATCCGGACAATGCACGAGGTTTTCATTCGAAGAGTGGGCACATGCTGTATATTATAGATGAGGCTGGCGGTATGGATCCATTGATAATGGACGCAATCGATGGGACGCTCACGACGAATCTCAGTAGAGTTGTCTATATCGGAAATCCTACAAGTTCGACAGGAAGATTCAAGGATGCGTTTTTCTCACCGTTTTTTCATAAAATATCGATTGCTGTTTGGGATACGCCTAATTTTATCGCGAATGATCTTCGGTCTGTGCATGACTTAGAATTATTTGAGTCACTTGATGAGATGAAAGATCTTATTATTACCCATCCGTTTCTTGTTACTCCTCAATGGGCGTATATCCGTATGCATGAATGGGGAGTGGACAGCCCTATGTTCCAATCACTAGTAGAAGCAAATTTCCCTGAAGATGGAGAAAGGATGCTGATCCCCTTGCACTACATAGAGCAGGCAATGAAGCGAGAACAAACAGAAGAGGAGAAAATACAGCCTCAAGTATTAAGTTTTGGGGTTGATGTGGCAAAAGGTAACTTCGGGGATAGCTCTGTAATCGTTGTAATGAGAGGGTACGAGATGATTGATGTCGAATGGTCTAACTCTCGTGATCCTATGGAACTAGTTGGAATGGTCATACGCAAGTTCAATGAACTTGGCGGAAGAATTAATCATGATACTATAACGGTAGATGACACCTCACTTGGCGGAGGTGTGGCGCCTAGACTGACAGAACAAGGGTACATAGTAAATGCTATATCGTTCGGTTCGTCTGCTACAATACAAAATTACACTGAGAAATACGCAAATATCAAGGCACAAATGTTCTGGAATTTGCGGTTACTTTTCCAAAAAAACATGATAAAAATACTTGATAAAGGTAAAATGATCCGTCACGTCTCGATGATGCAGTATGACATTGCGTCTTCAGGTGCGATAAAAATTGTCTCAAAAGATGAAATGAGGAAAAAAGGGCTAGAATCCTCTGACTTTGCTGACGCACTTGCCCTTGCGGTGTGGGGGGTACTATTATATGGTCAAGTTAGCGTACAACAAGCCACTGTAAAAAAAGAAAAAACAATCTCTGGCAATCTTCTTACACATATCTTATAAAAATATATGGCAAAAAAAAAGTTACCTATTCAGGCAAACAATGAAATAGGATATGTCGGCACAGAGATATTTTCTGGCTATATTCAAGAAGATTATCAAACAGCTTGGCAAGATCTAGCGACTCGGTGCGACACCGTGGAGAAGATGATTTGGGGGAGTAGTACTGTAGGAGCTTTACTTGAAGCAATCAAAGCGCCTATACTAGCATCAACGCAATATATAGAGCCATGGAGCAAAGAAGAAAAGTACCAAGAGCATGCTGAGTTTGTGCGCAAGAATTTATTTGATTATATAGACTGGTCGGATTTTCATGTACAAATGCTTTCGTATCTCGAATACGGATTCATGACGTTCGAGATAGTGTATGATGTGAAAGATGGGATGGTGTGCATAAAAAGATTAGCTCCACGTATCCAGTCAAGTATTGAGAAATGGGCTATAGTGGGGAAACCTTGGGTGGATGGGCATCCTGCAGGGATTACGCAAACATTTGTGTATGGTGACGACATAAAAGCAGATGCTAAATTTACCATAAGAGAAATCCCATGGGATAAATTACTTATATTCACGAATAGAAAACGTGGAAATAATTATGAAGGGGAAAGTATATTGAGAAGGTCGTATTCACCATACTTCTATCTAGATCTTATCCAGAAAATTGCAGGGATAAGCGTCGAAAGATACGGCGTAGGGTTGCCGTATGCGAAAATTAAAGGGGGAAACGGGGCATCTGATAACACTAAATTAGAAGAACTTTTGATGAATATTAGATCGAATGAGCAGGGGTATGCGCTCATCAATGAGAACGTTATGGAATTTAAAATACTGACTCCTGAGGGAAGCGGAGCACAGAATACACTTTTAGAGAATCTTCTACTTTTTTATGATAGAAAACTGTATGAGTCTGTCCTTGCTGGATTCTTGAATCTTGGCGCTAGTGGTGGGGGAAGTAACGCACTCTCTAAGGATCAGTCGGCTTTTTTTATGAAAAGTCTTAAAAGTTATACGAAGTATATTGAAGGCGTTTTGTCAAAACTAGGAGCGCATTTGATCGAGTTGAATTATGGCAAACAAGACGGATACCCCGTCATGCGATATGCGGATGTGGGCGATAGTGACGCAACGATTGCAATTGCCTCGATGGTACAAGCGAAGAATTCTGGACTTGTGACGTGGTGCAAAGATGATGAGGTGACTGTACGTAGTCAATTAGGTTTGCCTGAGATACAAGATTCTGTACTTGAGATGTACGAAAACCAAGAAGAAATGAGGATACAGGGAGAGCAAGAAGAAGAGGGTGTGACGGAAGAAGCACTTGAAACAAAAAAAATACCAGCGGAAAAAGAGCCGGAAGATTTGGAAGATCCGGAAGATAGTACAGAAGAAAAAGAAGAGACGATGTCACAGTTATCTGAGGCAACGCATGCAACACTCGCTCAGCGTGAAAAAGAGTTTGTGAAAAATATATCTGACTATGAGAATTATCTTGAGTCTGAGTATTCCAACATACACATAAAAGTAAAAAAAACAGAGGACGCCATAAAAAATAAACTTCTTAGTATTTATTCAAAAGTAGATACAGAGTTAAAAGATGGAATGCAGACTATTACAAAATCTTCCAAAAATACCATCCTCAAAAGGGAAGCTATTGCATACATAACTGATCAGACAAAAATTCTTGAAAAAGAATTATTGGGGTCAACGATTCAAACAAGATTATTTGAAAAAAGCCAGTTGATGGCTTTCAAAACAATTAAATCTGACAGAGTGTTTTTCTCTTCATCTAGGATTGATTCAATTATAAGTGGATATAAAAGCAACGTAGAAGCTTTGTTATATAACGAGCCAAGGCGAATGATAGAGAATGTTACCCTTGTGTTTGGTTCGTTAGTAGCAGTGAATGAAGCAAAAAAACAAGCAGAAGAAACACAATTTAATGAGAATATTTTAAAACTATCAACACTAAGCCATCCACGACAAGCATTCAACGCGATCGTGAATGATCAAGCACTTGCAGACGGGTTTACTTTTTTTAAGGGGTTGGTGCCAAAATCAAAACTTAAAGAACTGTCTCCTGAAGGAATGACAAAAGAATTATTATACAAAATCTACACGGAATCACAACTGACTGAGATTGTTAACACTCTCGCCACTAAAACAAATGTTTCCCCATTATTTGGTTTGAATATCCATCATGGGGGTTATATGTATTTTCTTCCTATTGCTTCAGCACTTTTATTGATAGAACAAGAAAGAGCGAAAAACCAAAGAGAAGAACTACAAAAAAAACTTGACGATGCAAAAGGACTAGACGTAGAATAGTAGCAAGGTTTCTAGTCTCCTGCCAAAAAGGGGTTTTGTACAAAAAAAGTATGAAGCACAAAAAAATGCAAGTGTTTGGAGAAATCGGAGTACAGAATATTGAGCAAGACGTAGATTTATCTACTCTTGTTTTTGAGTTTATCCATTCCGGGAAAGTGTATACGAATAAATACGGAGACGTTCAATTCAGTGAATCAGAATTACAAGAGATAGCGGACAACTTTAATAATAATGTAGCAGGATTTGAGATCGCTGTGGATATTAATCATGACATAGAGAAACGAGCGTATGCATGGATCAAGCCGGGATCGCTTGAGGTAAACACGTCCACCAACGCAACGGGGCAAGTGTCATTATATGGGAGTTTGTATAAGTTCACTCCTGAGGGTGAACATTATATGCGCACGGGAGCGTTTCGGTACTTCTCTATTGAGGTGCATTACGATGTGAAAGCATATATTCAAGACAAATTACACACATTCAAAAACGTTCTAATGGGGCTTGCACTTACTAACTTCCCTGCCATAAAGGGATTATCACCAACGTTTAGCGACAATTTAATTTCTAACAAAACCGCTAATATGAACACATTCAAAATCTTTTTGTCCGCTCTTGCTGATCAAGCAACCGTGAGCGTACAGGAAAAAACACTTCTTACTTCTATGATCACTACACTAAGTGAAGAGGAGAAAGAAGAGATGGCAACTGAGATCGAAGCAGTAGAGGCTAAGCCTGAGACTGTCGTATCTACTGATGCAGAAGTTCAGACAGATGAAGAAGAAAAAGAAGAGACAACTACGGAGCTTTCCGCACTTCCTCGGCTTGTAACTCGACTTTCTGAATCTAATAGAAAACTATCTGAGCAGGTCAAGTCTTTAACTGATGAAAGAAAAAAGATGAATCTTTCTGACGCTAAGAATGCGGTTATGCTTTCAAATACCAACAGTACAGGATTCACAAAAGACTCAGAGAAGAACGTTCTTGAGTTTATGTCTACGTTGAACGACGGACAGATATCTACTTTCAAATCTTTGATTGTCCAGGTAAAAACAGTTCAACTTGGAGAAATTGGAGCAGTAGCAGACAAGCCAGCAGATGGCAACTCTGATGCAAAAGCACAGACACTTTGTGAGTCAATCATGAAAAAGAATCCTGGGATGCAGGAATGGCAGGCACTTTCTCAAGCGTACAACGAGCTTGAAGCTTAGTTTTAACTTAATATAACAAAATAAATTTATGGCAAATCCAACAGGAGTAAGAGAGACTATACAGGGAACTCTTACGGTAATAATAGATAGCAACCTCACAAGTAAAGAAGGCTACGCGGTTAATTTTGACGCGACAGATGATTTCGTAGTGAATCTTGCCGCTGATCAAACACTTCCTCCGTTTGTTCTTCTTGAAGGTGCGGATGGTTCAGTCACTGCAACAGTGGGAACTATTGCACTTCCGGGCTCAGTAGTAAAAGTGAAAATAGGAGAGACAGCGACAGCAGGGAAGTTTCTTGTTCCTACGGCAACAGGGACTTGGGAAGTAGGAGACGCTGCAGGTGAGAGATACGGAGTGATTCTTCTTGAGAATGCAACTCTTGGCGATCTTGCACTCGGTGTAGTACAGCTTGGAGAGCTTGAAGCTTCAGACGCTTAATTTTTAATTACAAATAACTAAATAAACTTATGGCATTTCCTAGATTGTCGACTGGTCGACTAGATAAACAAGTAACGTCAATACTTAAGATATACAAGAACGACGATTTTATTGCTGACAAAATCCTTCCTTCTTTCGTTGTTACGGCAGAGGCTGGACGAATCCCGTCAATGGGTAACTCTCATTTGAGATTATACGATAACCGAAGGGCACTATGGGACGAATCTTCTCATAGAATGGACTTCACATACTCCAACTCTGACGCATATCAGATAGAGTATTATGATGTGGACGTGTATATGCCTGACAGACTACAAAAACAGATAGAAGCTCCGTTCAATGTGCGAAGAGATGCAGGTATAGTAGGAATGCAGAATCTTATGTTAGAGAGAGAAGCACTTCTTGCTGCTGCATTCACTTCTACATCTGTCCTTACAAAGTACGTTACTCTCACAGGAACAGACCAGTATGCAGATCCTTCTTCTACTCCTCTTCTGGATATGGAGACTGGGCGAACGTCTGTATATAGTCTCA